GGCAGCAGGAACAGGCATATCGATAGCTAACGCCAAGAGTGCTTTTGTTATGTCAGACGGCACAAATGTTATCAGACTTACGGCAGATGCGTGAGGTAATATAGTATGAAGTTTTATGGTAACGGCAGCGTATGGGATAGAGAACGTAAAAAAGTTTTATGCAGATTTAAAGACGGAATACATGAGGCGGACGAAAGAACCGCCTCTATTCTTCTTGCTTTGGGTTATGAACATGAAGAAATCGAAGAGCCTATTGAAGAAGTATTGACACGCAAAGAAATCATGCAAAAACTAGACAAAAATAAAATACCATACAAGCCAAACATGAACAAAGAAACACTATTAAACCTTTTGGGTGGTGAATAAATGAGCGTATCAAGACAAACCCAGATAATGGAAAGTGAATTAGAACAAATAACAGGCGGCATGAAAAATATAAATACAGATCATTCGCTTATACATGACGGCTATGGAATGTCGGCACAAATATATATTGCTTCAATGTCAAATGGTCAAGCGTTATCATATAGCTTTAAAGCGCCAACAACGAGGTTTGCACACCTTAAAAATACAAAGCTTCAAGTGTTGGGCGGTAGCGTTAAGTGTGAGCTATTAGACGGCGTGAGCGTTACGGTCGACACAGGCACAGCGGTTTCAATAGTAAACCTAAACAGAAACTCAGATGTAACAGCAACATCAACCATTAAAGCAGCCCCGACATACACAGGCGGTACAGCTATATATACCATATATGCGTTGTGTGACAGTACAAATCAAGTCGTTGGCACAAGCGAGGCTTTTATGAGTGAAAATCAAGAGATAGTAACAGAGGATGGAGATAAATATTATGTCTTGAAATTCACAAATTTAACAACCGATACAATAACTAATGTTGTATTTACAATGTTCTTCTACGAGGAATCACAAGGATTGACCGATTAAGGGGGTGGATTAAATGAGTTTATCAGCAAGACTCACTGAAATAATGGAACTTTCGTTCTTTAATAACAGTCGTATCAAAACATCAACTACCGACCATTTTTCCACCTACACAAACGAGTTTACGGCCAACCAAACAGCGGTTACTATCGCTACTCCAACTGCCGGCAAAAGATTAATACCACACAATATAGGACTTAGCACAGAAGGAAACAGCGGTAAGGTGCTTATATATTGGGCAACAAGCGGAAAGCCTATTGCGGCGCTTTATCCTTCACAGCAGGCAAATGCCTCTTATTTTGGAATAGCAAACCAAAACGGAGCGATTGACGAAGTAATCAAAATAACATCAACTACGGGCGACAATGATTTATTCGTTGGCATTGATTATGAGGAGGTGTAAGCATGGCGTTAACAGTTGGCACAGATACTTATATCTCACAGGCTGATGCTACTACTTATGTATCAAACTATTACGCAACCACTTCTGCTAAATATATAGCGTGGGCGGCTTTGACAAGCGATAATAAAGATGCTTATTTAAGATCTGCTTTATTGATATTGGAAAGACAACCGTTTGCAGGGCTTAAGGTAGACTTAGACCAAACGCTTTCTTTTCCGAGAGCGCTGTATACAGATGTGCAGGAATATAACTATAATGCTTTGTTCACTTATGGCGAGAATTGGTACGAGCAATCGGCGGTTCCTGACTCTGTAAAATATGCACAGGTTGAAATAGCACTATATTTGCTTGAAGGCGTGCCGAAAAGAGTAGAGCTGCAAAGGCAGGGGGTTAAGTCGTTTAGCTTGGGAAATCTGTCTGAGAATTACGGAAGCGGCAAAAACAACAAACTACCTTATGAAGCAAAAGAGCTGTTATCACCGTATCTGGCTGGGAGTGTTAGAATATGCTAGACGATTACGCAAATCAAGCTTTATCGTGGCAACATGTATCAAGCCTTAATGCTTACAATGAGGCTACTTATACTACTTCTACTATATATGGGCGAAAAGAGCCAATAACAAAACTTATAACCGACAATAAGGGCAATCAGGTAGTGTCTGCGGCAAGGGTGTTCACAGAATCCGCAATACAGCCAAACGATAAAATAGACGGTTATTTTGCCATAACATCAGAGGCGATTGTTGACCTTGACGGTACGGTGCTTTGGTATGAGGTGTATTTAAAGTGAACGTAAAAATCGAAGGGTTAGACGAATTGGAAAGATTACTAACAAGAGCGCCAAAAAACACAGAAAACGCCTTGACAAAAGAACTTAATCTAATTGGCGAAGATTTAAAGGGCAAATCACAAGAGATAGCTCCATACAAAGAGGGCGGTCTTAGAAAATCAGCCTATGTTAAAAGCAAGAAGCTTGAAGTAGAAGTTGGATATAGTCAAGAATACGCAACCGCGCAACACGAGCATGTTGAATATCACCACACAGACGGACAAGCTAAATTCTTAGAAACACCATTTAAAGAAAACATAAAGGCATACACCAATGCAATCGCTAAAGTAATCGAGGGGGCAGTTAAATGAGCCTAACGGCAGACATTAAAACACTACTATCAACAGTAAGCAATGTATATATAGGCAGTAAACCGCCAACACCTGCGAGCGTGGTTTGCATATATAACACAGGCGGATTTAACAGAAGCCTAAGCGGAACTGAAGTTGAAGAACCAACTTTTCAAATACAAGTAAGAAGCGCAGATTATGCGACAGGCGAAACGCTTTGCAACACTATTAAAGACTTATTGCATGGCGCTACAACAACTAAAATTTTAATGATACAACAGCAAGGCGACATTTTAGATATAGGCAGAGACGAAGAACAAAGGCCTGAATTCTCAATGAATTTCAGGTGTTATTATAGGAGGTAACATATGGCAGAATTAGCAGGATATTTGAACGAGATATATATTTTGTCTGGCACATCAGCAATGACGGACAGCACTGGTGCAAAAGTGCTAGGCGTGGATAATTCCACATTTAAAAAACTTTGTAATATTTTGGATATTTCACAATTTGGAGACGAGTATCATAAAAGACTAGCCGGAATGAAAGACACAGAAATATCTTTCAGCGGCAACTATTATTCGAGTGATGCAACGGGGCAGGCAGTCTTAGTGCCGGGAGCATCAGTATATATTGGCGTTTATCCGTCGGGTTCAGGTTCTGTTGGGACGCAGGTTCCGTGCATAGTAGAATCTTTTGAAACATCAGCACCCATTGACGGCAAACAAACATTCACAGCAGGGATTGCGACAAATGGAGCGCCTGTTTCATTACCTGCACAAGCATAAGGAGTGGTAACGGTTGGCTGAATTAGCGAGTTATAATCTAATAATCAAAATAAGCGGTGCGGCGGTTGCTATGACGGCCGAAGCAACTACAACTGCGGATAATCAAATATATCAAATAACAAACACAGCAAAGCAAGTTTTAGACAGAGACACAACACCTACCGTTTTAGTGGGTGGAATTGCAACGGCTGAAACTTATACAATTAATTATTTAAACGGCAAAATAACATTTGCCACAGTAGACGGAGGCAGGGCAGCGGTGACAATAACAGGTAAATATCTTCCTATGACCACCGCCGCTTATGCCTACGATAACAGTAAGAAAAAATCTGTTGAAATCAAAGAAGTAACACCTTATGGCTCCGAGTACAGACAGCGTATGCCATTAAGGAAATTTGCAAGCGGAACAATCAAACAATTCTACATTGCAGATACAGTTTATGAAGATGCATTGACGGCAGGCGATCCTATTGTTATAGAGATTAAATCAGAAACAAGCGCAGATCCCGAGCGCTTTTGGGCAATGCTTGACGGAGTGCAAGTACAATCGGCAATAGCGGACGTGCAAAATCAAACAATAACATGGATAAGCCACGATGAGTGGCTAAATTTAGGAGAATAATATGTATTTAAAGAGATCAGATATTTTAAATTGCAACGACATAGAAACAATGGAGGTTGATGTGCCAGAATGGGGCGGCACGGTAGTTATTAAGGGGCTATCAGGCAGGGAAAAAGATAACTTTGAAGCCTCTTGCCTTATTAAGGTT